CATTTAACAATTCAGGTGCTGGCGGTTCAGGAGTAGTTGTTGTTGCGTTCCCCAATACTTTTAGACCAGCTAGAGCAACAACTGGTTCTCCAACATTCTCAAATAGCGGAGGCAATTATATTTATGTATTCAATAGTTCAGGTTCAATAACATTCTGAGGTAATTAATATGGCACATTTTGCAAAAGTAGAAAACGGAGTAGTAATCCAAGTAATTGTTGCGGAACAAGATGTCATTGATAGTGGCATATTTGGTCATGGATGGGTGCAGACCTCATACAATACTCATGGTGGACAACATCCTGAAGGCAGACCATTGCGTAAAAATTACGCAGGTATTGGTTACACTTATGACATTCAAAGAGATGCTTTTATTCCTGCAAAACCATTCCCAAGCTGGTTATTAAACGAAGAAACTTGCCTATGGGAATCACCAGTTCCATATCCTACCGATGGCAAAATTTACAATTGGGATGAGGCAACAACCTCTTGGATAGAGTTAGAGACAATATGACCGAAGCTGAATTAAAACTCCTAAGCCACGAAGAAGTCTGTAAGGTTCGATACGAACAGATTAATGCTAGACTAAAGAGACTAGAACAGATTCTCCTCGGTACTGCTGGATTCATTATTATAACCTTGTTAACCTTGGTACTTAAATGAGTATTATACATTCCGTAGGAAAGAACTTAACAGCGAATACGCTGACTACTCTCTTTACTGTCCCTACTCGTAACTTAGCAAAAGCTACTAATATCTTAGTAAGTAATCACAGCACCTCATCTAAACATATTACTGTGTATTGGTATGATGCTAGTGCCAACGTATCGATAGAGATATTATATCAGTATGACTTAACAGCTAAGGCTTATCTAGTATTAAATAATGGTTTCTATTTCATGATGGATGAAAAGGATGAGCTTAGAGCTATTTCACAAACAGGTTCAACCACCACAATCGTAGCATCGTTTGAATTAGAGCAACGTAGTTCAGTACAACAGTTTAACTAAGGAGACCTAGATGCCACTCGCTAAAGGTAAATCACAGAAGACAATCAGTAAGAACATCTCTAAGATGGTTAAAGAAGGAAGACCACAGAAGCAAGCAGTCGCAATTTCCCTGCGTCAAGCAGGAGTTCCTAAACCCAAAAAGAAAGGTAAATAATATGCCAATGGTAAATGATAAGAAGTTCCCCTATACAACTAAGGGTAAGAAACAAGCTAAGACATACGCTAAGAAGACTGGTGCTAAAGTAACTACTCCAAAGGCTAAACCCATGAAGAAGATGGGAGCTATGCGTGGCTACTAAGCCTGGCTTGTATGCTAATATCGCAGCCAAGCGTCGTCGTATTAAGGCTGGATCAGGCGAGAAGATGCGTAAGGTAGGGGCTAAGGGTGCTCCTACTGCTAAAGCTTTTAAAGAATCTGCTAAGACAGCGAAGAAGAAATAATGGTTAAGAAAGTATATCAGAATCCAGAAGGTGGTTTAAACGCTAAAGGAAGGGCTTACTTCAACAAGAAGACAGGCTCTAACCTTAAGCCCCCAGTTTCTGCTAAGGAGGCTGCAAAGTCCCCTAAAGCAGCAGGAAGACGTAAGTCCTTTTGTGCTCGCATGAGTGGTGTTAAAGGGGCTATGAAGGATGAAAAAGGCAGACCAACTCGTAAGGCATTAGCACTTAAGAAGTGGGACTGCTAAGTAGGGTATTGACTTTTAATCAATTTTATGGTATAATATAAGATATGAACTACATCTCCTTAGTAAATGACGTGTTGGTACGGCTTCGTGAGCCTGAGGCTTCCTCGGTCTCTGACAATGCCTATGTAAAATTGATTGCTAAGTTTGTCAATGATTCTAAGAGAGTCGTAGAAGACTCCTATAACTGGAATTCCTTGTCTGATACTCTATCAGCAACCACCACAGCAGACGTATTTAACTATGTCTTAACAGGATCTGGACAACGGTTCAGGGTTATCGATGTTATTAATGATACTCAGAATTGCTTTGTAGAACTAGTTTCTACTAAGTGGATGGATCAGCAGTTCCTTATGACTACTCCTCAGAAGGGGTCTCCTACGTACTATAACTTTAATGGTACTAATTCTAGTGGAGATACTCAAGTAGACTTATACCCTATTCCTAATGGTGCTTATGAGCTACGTTTTAACATTATTAAACCACAGATACCATTAGTAGCTAACGCTGATAACTTACTAGTTCCTGAAGAGCCTGTAATCTTAGGTGCTCTTGCAAGGGCTCAGGCAGAGCGTGGTGAAGACGGAGGAGTTCAGGCAGGGGAGACCTACCAGTTAATGAAGCAAAGCCTTGCAGACGCTATAGCACTTGAATCAGGACGGTATTTAGAAGAACAAGAATGGGTCTGGAACTAATGGCTAGTCCACTACAGACAGCATCAATAGCAGCTCCTGGATTCTATGGACTTAACCTCCAAGAGTCTAGTATTACTTTGTCCTCTGGCTTTGCACTAAAAGCTCAGAACTGTGTAATCGATAAGTATGGTCGTATCGGAGCAAGACGTGGATGGACTCCTGTTAACTCCTCAGTTAATACTGACTTAGGATCTGGCAATGCCGTAGAGTTTATATTTGAATTAGTAGATGGTGGTAGTAATCAAGTATTAAGTGCTGGTAATAATAAGTTATTCGTAGGAACGACTACGATGACTACCAAGACAGTTCGTAACGCTACGAATAGTGGTAACGCTACTTATACGATTACAGCAAACAACTGGCAGGGTGCTGCGATGTCTTATGGAGATGTTACAGACTTTCAGCCTCATGTGTACTTAGCACAAGCAGCACATCCTATGCTGGTGTATCATGAGCTGCCTGTATCGGGTAATCCTTTTAGTTCGCATGATAGTGGTACATTTGGTTACCAGCGTGTAGGAGATGACGCTAAGTTACCTTCTAATCATAGCACATCAACATTCATGCCTAGCTGGGTGTTGTCTGCTTATGGAAGAATATGGTGTGGTGGTATCTCAGGAGACACTCAGACTGTTTACTTCAGTGACTTACTAGCTGGTACAGACTTCTTAAATGGAACTGCTGGTTACTTAAACCTACAAGAAGTATTACCTAATGGTGATCCTGTAGTAGCTGCTGCAGCACATAATGGATATATCATATTCTTTGGTCGTAAGAACATAGCAATCTATGCTAATCCCTTAGACACAGGAGCGTTAACTCTTGTTGAGATTATTTATAACGTAGGATGTATCGCTAGAGATTCAGTACAGAATATTGCAACAGATGTATTATTCTTATCTGACTCAGGAGTTCGTAGTCTACAGCGAATCATCCAAGAGAAGTCTATGCCAATGAGAGACATCTCTAAGAATGTTCGTGATGAACTAATGGCTGCTGTGTTTTCAGAAACAGATTTAACTAAGATTAAAAGTGTTTATTACGAGCGTGATGCTATATATTTATTAACACTTCCTACAACTAAGTTTGTATATTGCTTTGATACTCGTGCTCCGCTACAAGATGGTTCAATGAGAGTTACAGTCTGGGATAGTATAGAACCTAAGTCATTCTTTGTAACACAAGCTAGAGACTTATACCTAGGAAAACCAGGCTATATCGGTAAGTACTACGGCTATGCTGATAATACTTCTAGTTATCGTCTTGCTTATTATACTAACTACTTTGACTTTGAGGCTTCAACAAAGCTTAAACTATTAAAAAAGATTGGCTGGATATTAATCGGTGGTACAAATCAATCCGTAGCAGTTAAATGGGGATTTGATTATAGCGAAAGCTACCAAGCTACTACTTATACCTTAGATCCTGCTACGATATATGAATACAATAACTCTACTGTAGATACTATTCCAGGATCATCAGAGTATAATATCGCTGAATATACTTCAGGTATTGTTTTAGATCGCTTTAATATCAATGCTGGTGGTCAAGGTACTGTAATGCAATTAGGCTTAGAAGCAGATATTAATGGTAATCCAGTTTCAATTCAGAAAATAGACGTAGCAATTAAGCAAGGAAAGACTCTAGTCTAAGGACATAACATGGCAAACTAT